TCAAATAGGGGAGTTAAAGTTAGTGGAGGTGCCTAATGGGTTACCATAAACTAATTCAAGATAATGTAAAAATGGCATTTGATACTATAGGTGATATTGGTGAAGATATAACTTTTACAAATAAAAATGTAACTGCTTATGATTTTGCTACACAATCTGTTACTAGTTCTACTGATACATCAATTACTGTTAAAGCTGTAATTGAAAGTCAATTTAGAACTAATGATGATAAACCTAGGTTAGAATGTAATTTAATGATTGACTCGGCTAATTTAGATTCTAAGCTTATTGATAATTACGATAATATTGTAATGAGAGGTAAGACTTGGAAAATAAATAAGTTTGAAGATAACAATTATATTATTAATTTAACTGTTGGAAGGGAAACATAATGGCTACAATATCACAATTATTGACAGCTGTTGAAGGTTTGTTTGCCTCTAGCGCTTGGACATCAAATAATGTAAAAGCTTTTCCTGCGAATTATCAAGGGGAAATTAATGCTGATGAATGGATACGGGTTTCTGTATTACCATTTTCTTCAGAATTAGCTTATAAAGATGTAATAGCAAACGGTCAAATTGTATGTCAAATATTTGTTCCAGCTGGAGCAGGTATGAAACGTGCATATGAAATTGCTGATATGTTAAAAACATTATTAGATCAAGAAGTAATCTCTGGATATCTACAAACAACTAATAGCTTTATAACAAACATTGGAATTGACACAAAAGATTCAGGTTTATTTAACGTGAATTATACGGTCAATTTCAGATCAATTTAACCAAAAATAATATAAAGGAATAACAAAAAATGGCTCTAATTTCAAATATAGGTGCTGGTATTTTCACTAAATTAAAATACAAAGCTGATAGTAGCTACACATTACCAACAAATGACTCTGAACACCAGGCGTTTATAACTCCTAGTACAGGTGATTTTGATGGTGCAACTGAAGTTACTAACATCAGAGAATTTCCTTCATTTGGTAAACCCGCTAACATTGTTAACGTACCAAATTATGGACAATCTGTAAGTTCACAGATCCAAGGACAAGCTGATGCTCCAACATTGGAATTTACTTTGAATTATGTACCTTCTGTACATGATACTATTCAAGGTTTAGTTCAAGATGGAAACACATATGTATTTCAACTAGATGTTAAAAACGCATCTACAGGTGATAATGCTGCATTTTATGTAAAAGGACAAGTCGCTTCTTTTGAAGTATCTCCAAATTTGACTGATTCTAATCAGGCAACTTTGACTTTAAGTACTTCAACTGATTATACTGGTCCGTTTGCTGACGCATAATAAAATTTTTAGGCTGGGCTTAAATGCCCAGCTTAACTAAATTGTATAGGATAAAAATCATGAATAAACCATTTAATAAATATTATGTATTAAGAATAACTTCTTTGCATATAAAAAAATCTATAGATACATCCATAAGAAAAACTTATGATAGATTAAAAGATGTAGAGGATAAACAACAAGTCTTTGAAACATTAGACGTTTTACATAAAATTAGAAAAATGATGGAAGACTTTGAATCGAATAATAAACATTTATATCAAAAACCTTTAGGGGAAATAAATAATGAAACATATAAAAATAATACAAATAACGAAGAAAGTACCATTTCTGGAACAGGAAGTGGAGATCAAACAACTGACAGTTAAGGGTATAAAGGATTTACAAAAAGCATTGGATGTAAATAAAACTGAAGATGTTACCGGTTTAAAAACCTTAAGCGCTATATTTACACAAACTGTTGTAGGTGCTGAAAATATGAAAGAATCTGAATTTGAAGACTTTCCTATTCAAGCATTAACTCAATTATCTCAAGAAATTCTTGAATATAACGGATTAGCCGCTAAAGATGACAAAGGTGGTGAATTGGGGAAGAAGAATTAGCAGAATATGAAATAGCTCATCAATTAGGTGTTACATTAGATACTATTTATAATATGTCCAGTAAAGAATATATGGGTTGGATAAAATATTTTAATGAAAGACCTTATGGTTGGCGAGAAGATCATAGAACTGCTATATTAGCTCAAACCACATACCAAGGCACTAAACCACTTAAGGTAAATGATTTATTCCCTTCATTGAAAATAATGAGGGAAAGTAATACTCAAAAAGATTTAAAGTTAGAAGCTGGTTTTAATAAATTAAAAAGCTTAGCTAAAAAATCTAAACAATAATAGTAGGGCGGTGAAAACTGCCCGCTTGAAAGGCAATTATGAGAGATACTAAAACATTAATTCAGTATAGTAATGTTGCTAAAAAGAATTCAAAAGAAAAAGAATTATTTAGAAACCTTAAAAAAGAAGTAAATATTGGTGCCAATGGTACACAAAGATATATTATTAAAAAGGGGATAAATAAGGGTAAATTAATATAATGGCAATAACTACTATTGGTCTAAAAACTGCTGCTAAAGATCTTGAAAAAGATGTTAATAAAGCAATTGAACAGGAATTTAGATCAAGAGCATTAAAAGCTTTTGCTGATGTAAAATTAACAACTCCAGTTGATACTGGTCAAGCCAGAAATAGCTGGTATATTGGGTACACTGAAACATATTATAATCAAAATGAGCCTGCTTTAACATCTAATATAAATATTTTGGTTCCAAAAGATAAACCAAATAAAATTATTGTTACAAATGGTACAACATATATAGAATTCCTTAACAATGGACATTCACAACAAGCACCTACTAAATTTATAGAGGCTGCTTTTAAAAAATACTTTGATGAAGTTAATGTGGAAATAACTAACGGATAAGGAAAAATGGCTGTAAAATTAGACATAATTACTAATGTTAAGGGACAAAGCCAAGTAAGTTCATTACAATCTGGTTTAAATAAATTAGGTACTAATGCTACTATAGCTTCAAGAAGATTAAAACAATTAGAAACTGCAGCTGCTAAATCAAGAGCAACTTTTGCAGCACTTGGTACAACTTTAAAAGTTGGTGTTGCTGCATCATTAGCTGCTGTTACTTTTGGTATTGGTAAATTTATAAGAGATACATTTCAAGCAGGACAACTTACTGAATCATTACAAGTAAGATTTAAACTATTATTTAATTCAGCTTCAGAAGGTGCAAAAGCATTTGATGTATTAAATCAATTTGCTAGTAGAGTTCCATTTTCACTAGAAGCTATTGCAGCAGGATCTGGTAATCTAGCTGTTATTGCTAAAGATGCTGATGAATTAGCTAAAGTATTAGAAATAACAGGTAATGTTGCTGCAGCTACAGGTTTAGATTTTAGACAAACTGCTGAACAAATTCAAAGAGCATTTGCTGGTGGTATAGCCGCTGCTGACGTCTTTAGAGAAAGAGGTGTTAGAGCAATGTTAGGCTTTGAAGCCGGTGCTAAAGTATCAATTGAACAAACTAGAAAAAGATTTTTTGAAGTATTTTCTAGTGGTGGTCAATTTTCTAAAGCAACAAAAGACTTTGAACAAACATTAGAAGCACAGGTTTCATTTGTAGAAGATGCTTATTTTAGATTTAGACAAGCCGCTGCTCAACCTTTATTTGAGGGTGTTAAACAACAATTAGTTGATTTAGTAGGTAATTTTAAAAGAAATGATGCTGAATTAAAATCATTAGCTAGAACTGTTGGTGAAAATTTAGCAGGAGCTTTTAAAAGTATTGAAAATGCAATTAGGTTTGTATCCACAAATATTGATGCTTTAGTTACTGCATTTAAAATATTTATTGGATTAAAAATATCTACATTTGTTGCTGGAGTTGCATCTCAATTTATTTTAATGGGTACAGCTATAAAAGGTGCAACAGTTAGTTTAGCTGCTTTAAATATAGCTTTAAGAGCAAATATAGTTGGTATTATTATAACTGCAATACAAGTAGCAGTTGTAGCATTTATTGCATTTAATGATGCTATAATGAAAGTTGTAAACACAATTAGAGATTATTTCATAAATAAAATGAAAGAAGCTCAATTAGCAGTTCTTAATTTTGTTTCTAAATTAAAAGTATTTCCAAAAGCTTCAAAAGAAGCAGAACAAGCTGCAAAATTATTAAGAGAAGAACTTAATCAAATAAAAATTGAAGCTAATGAAGTTATTAATGCTTATACAAAATTAAATAGAAAACAAAAAGAATTATTTTCAGGAACAAGAACTACACCAAGAGCTGTAAGGGATCCTAGATCAAGACCTAATTTTGGTGCTGCAACTGATCCTGATTTTTTAAAAAGACAAGATGAATTAGCTTCTATAAATGAGCGAATTATGTTCACAAATAGAAGAATGATTATTGATCAAGCTAAAGCTAACGCTGCTCAAAGAACATATAGGGATCTTTTACAAGATTCTGGTATTGAAGCTAAATTAATTTCAGATACAATTAGTACAACTTTTTTAGAAGGCTTAAGACAAGGTAATTCATTATTAGAAACGACTAAAAACTTATTTAAAAATGTATTACAAACTATAGCTGAAACTATTATAAAAAAGACTATTGAAGTTGGTATAGAAAAATTATTTGAAAATTTAGGAACTAAAAAACTTATAGTTGAAAAACAAATTACAAGTGAAAAAGCTCAACAATTAGCATTAGCAACTGCAACTGCTGCTGTAAGTGGTGGATCAGGTGGAAGTTTGTTATCATTTTTTAAATTTAATAAAGGTGGAGTTGTACCAGGTGGTGCACCATATACAGATAGAGTACCTGCATTATTAACACCAGGAGAAGTTGTAATACCAAGAGATAAAACTCAAGGATCTATGGGTTCAGTAGTTAATAATACATTTAATATATCCGGAAATGTAGATCAAAGAGCAATTGATCAAATTAAAGCTGTTATAACAAGTAGTCCTGCTGAAGTAGGTGGAGCTAATAGAAATTTTACTAGAAATACTGCTGGTTTAAGAAATAGGAGAAAATAATGTCAAAAATATTTGAATATACAAATAGTGTCTCATTAAATAGAGCTGCCAGAGTTAGAAGATCAATATCTAATTCAGGTTATGCTAGAATTGAAAGAGGCAGTCCAACATTTTATTCTATGGAAGTAAGTTTACCATTATTAACTAAAACAAAATATGATGAAGTTGAAGCAGAATTATTAGGTATAACAGATGGAATAGATTTTAAAACAACTGATTTACCATCAACAATTAATTTAACTTTTGCTAATGGTTCTATAATTGCACAATCTGGTTTATCAATTGATATTGTTAATGCAAATACAAGCGGAGAAGATGTTCAATTGGCTAATGTAGATAATTCAAGCAATGTTAAAGCTGGTGATTTTATACAATTTAGTTCAAGCACAAAAGTTTATCAAATTAAAACTGATGCAAATGCTTCAAGTAATTTATTAACTTTTAAATTAATGACTGGTGCAATTAATCCTATTGTAAGTGGTAATACATTTACTTATGGTAATGGTGTACAATTTAAAATGTTATTAAATGGAAGACCAAATGTAACAGTTGTTCCTGGCCCAGGATATAATTATTATGCTTATGATAGTTTTAATTTTCAGGAGATATTATAATGGTAAAGTCAATAGATTCAACAACATTAGCTGAAGTATCAAATACTAAAACTTAT